AACGTTTTATAGATCAAACTATAAACATTATGAAAAAAGAGGCTGGTAAATAATGAATACTATAAATGATATAAGAGCAGCTATAGAAACAAGATTAGCTACAGAAATGGCTAACTCACCTGCTTATACTATTGCTTTTCAAAATGTACCTTTCACTCCACCAAATAATAGTAGTTGGGTTCAATCTTCAATAACATTTGGAGTACACGAATCTGCAACATTACAAGCACCAACAAGTGGATATAATAAACATAACGGAGAATTAATTATAAATGTATTTAGTCCTCAAGGTGTTGGATCAGGAGCTAATTATATAATTGCTGAACGTATAAAAGATTTATTTCATAGACAAACTGTTAGCCAAATCATTTTTGGTGATACAGTAGGACCGAGCCAAGTTTCACCTGCAAGTCCACAACCTTTTTTTCAAACTGAGTTGAGCTTTATTTTTGAAGCATGGTTACAATAGAATAAAATCTGTTTAATTTAAAAAAAATGGCAACTGTTTTATCTGGTACAAGCGGTGCGTTGTATTACAAACCAGCAGGCACTAAAGGCACTTTTGGTACAGGTGATGTAAACATTGGTACTGAAACTATTACTATAGGAACCTACTTAAATTTTAAAGTAGGTGACGGCGTTAAATTTTCCGTAATTAATGCACAGACAGGTGGTAGTGGAACAGGAACATTACCGGCAGGTTTAAATAACAGTGATACTTTCTTTGTTATTGCTTATACAGCTTCAACTGGAGCTTTACAGGTATCAGCAACGGCAGGTGGATCAGCAATTAATATTACAAATACAGGAACAGCCGCATCTCCTAATGAATTTCAAGTTGCTTATGCAGACTTTGCAGCTGTAGGTGAAGTACAATCTTGGAGCTTTTCTATTGAACGAGAAAATATTGATACAACAACTATAGGACAACAAAGCACACAAGCTGTTCCATTTAGAACTTTTATTGCGGGTTTTGCTGATGGTGAAGGAACCGCAAGTGTGTTTGTAACTGATGAAGATTCAGCTTTAGCTAATAGAATGGTTGAAGATGTTATTCAAAGAAATCAAGTTGGTGCAGCATTTAAACTTTATACTGATAAAAAAGGAACTGAAGCCTTAAGCAGAAGTATTCAACTTGATGCAATGCTTTCAGGTGCAGAATTTAATGTAAACCCTGACGACGCACAATTAGTTGAAGTTACATTTAAACCAACTGAAGCACCTACTTTTGACTTTAGTACAAGTAGTTGATAAGTTAAATTAGATTTAAATTTTTATGACTTCATCTAAAACCCGCTTAACACCTCTTGAAAAGTTAAAACAAGCAGCTAACTTAAAACCAATTAAAAGAGAGGTAGAACTTACAAATGGTGACATTTTTGAATTTTGGTCAACACCATTAACAATGGCTGAAAGAGAAAGAGCATCAAAAGGTACAAAAGACGATCTTAATGCTTTTGCTCTTCAGTTGTTTATTCAAAAAGCAACTCATGAAACTGGAGAAAGAATGTTTGCTGCTGGACAAGCTTCTGAATTAAAACATGAATGTAGAGATGCAGATTTACAAGCTTTAATGCTTGCTTTACTTAGTGAAGATCAATATGAAGAGGCTGATACCGACCCAAAAAAATAAAGCTGCAACTAAAAAAGGATAATTTTCTTATGCTTCAGTTAGGTGTAGCTAAAGAATTAAAATACACTTTATTAGAACTACAACAAAAAATGACTATAGAAGAATTATTTATATGGTCAGCTTATTTTGGGATTTTAAATGATGAACAAGAAAAAATGTTGAAAAAAACTAAATTAAGGTAAACTTAAAAAAGATATTTTTTTATTGTGGCTAACGGTGAAGTTGGGATAAAAATTAAAGTTTCAGCAAGGGATGCTGTTAATAATTTAAATAAATTAAAAACTATAAGTACAAAACTGCAGACTTCTTTTAAAAAAGTTGAAACTGCTGCTGCAAGATTACAAAATAGAGCAGGCGCTTCATTTCAAAAATTTGGTAATAAGGTTCGAAATGTAAGAAGAAAAGTACAGGTTGATTTAGAAAAAATAAAAAGAGGCTTTAAAGGAATGAATAATATTGGAGCATTATTAGGAGGTGCTGGTTTAGGTCTATTTGCAAAAGCATCTATACAAACAGCAGCCAATGCACAGGCTTTAGAATTGAGATTAAAGTTGTTAACGCAAGAATTTGGAGAATATGAACAGGCACAAGATCTTGCAAGTAGAGCAGCAAGAACTTTTGGAATGTCAAATATAGAAGCACTAGAAGGCGTGACTAATATTATTGGTCGTTTAAGACCACTTGGTTTATCGTTAAAACAAATTGAAACTACATTTTTCGGTTTTAATACTGCTGCTAAATTGGCTGGTGTATCAACTGTTGAAGCATCAAATGCATTTAGACAATTAGCACAGGCATTAGGTTCTGGAAGATTAGCTGGAGATGAATTTAGAAGTATATCAGAACAGGTGCCAACAATTTTACAACCAATAGCAGCTGAACTTGGTGTTACTGTTGGTAAATTAAAAGAATTAGGTGCGCAGGGTTTAATTACATCTGATGTTGTTATAAGAGCATTACAAAAAATTCAAACAGAAGGTGCAGGTAAAGTTTCTGGAATTATTACGCAATCTGATTTACAAATATTTAAAAATTTCAGCAATGCTTTAGAAGATTTAAGAAAAACAGTAGGTGAAGCTTTAAATCCAGTTATTTTACCTTTAACAAAAAATATTACTAATTTAATAAATGCTTTTAATGATGCTAATCCAATTTTTCAAAAGGCTGCTGTATTAGTAGGAGCTGTTGCAACTGCAGCATTATTAGCCGCACCTGTTTTAGGAACTTTTGCTTTAGTAATGAAAGGATTAGGATTATTTTTTACATCTTCAGCAGGTGTTGCATTATTAGGATTTTTTAGTATTGCAAATTTACCATTAATAGGATTAGTTGCTGGTTTAACAGCAGCTTTTACAGGTTTAGCTGTACAAATTGGAAAAGTAAATGAAAAAAGAAGAGCTTTCCAGGATAAATTAGATTCTGGTAATTTAAAAGTATTAGAAGAAGCAAGATCTACTGAATTAAATACAATTGCACAACTTGAAAATTCAAATGCTAGAGGCATGGCAACTAAAGGAATACAAAGACAAATAAAAGAAGCTGAAGCAAGAATTGCATTAATAGATAAAGAAATAGATAGATTAGATGTTCTTAATAGAACGTACAAAATTGGTGGAATTGAATATGACGCAAATATGGTTCCAATAAATCCACCTAAAACAGGATTTGAAAAACCACCTAAAGATGAAAAAGGTAAAGACACACCATTATTAGATGCTTTACAAAGGGAACAACAATTTTTAAAAGATGCTTTAACTATGGGTACAGCAAAAGCAAAATTAGAAGAACGAATAAGAGATTTAATGAAAGAACAAAATGGATTGAGTGAAGAACAAGCTCGTAAACAAGTTTTATTAGCTGACGCAGATCAAAAACGTTTAGCTTTGCAAGAACAAATAAAAGATGTTTTAGCTCAAGGCATGACTGATGCTGTTATGGGATTAATTGAAGGCACAAAAACTTTAGGTGAAGCATTAGCAGGTATTGCAAAACAACTTGCAAGTATGTTTTTTAAACAGGCATTTACAAGTATTTTTAGTGGAATGTTTAGCGAACAAGGTTCATATAGCAGAGCAGGTGGATTTAAAGCATTTCAACAAGGTGGTGTTGTAAATCAACCTACACTTGGATTAATGGGGGAAGGCGGTGAACCAGAATATGTAATTCCTTCATCAAAAATGGATGGTGCAATGGCTAGATATTCAGCAGGTGCTAGAGGTGGTGCTGTTATTCCAGGAGGTAGTCATGAATCTGGTACAGTTGCAGGTAGTACTGGTAATACAGTTGTTGAATATACAGGACCAACATTAAACTTCAATGGTGATGAATATGTTCCAAAATCTGCTGTTCCTGATATTATTGGTGCTGCTTCAAAGCAAGGTGCAATGGCAGGTAAAGCACAAGTTCTTGGATCGTTAAGAAACTCTCGAAGTCAACGTGCATCACTTGGATTATGAGCCTTACAACCTTAGTTACTTTTGTCGAAGTATTTAAAATAGACCAAAACAATGTAAGAGAGGGTGTTCATTTTTTACAAAATGCTAAAAGAGAACCTTCTGAAGAATCAGATTCTGCAAAAAATACAATTTTATTTAATGGTAATAATTATCATTATTTACCTTTTGTTTATCAAGGTACAACTATTAATAAGTCAGGAGATAATATTGAATCTAATTTAATATTGGCTAATCACCCTTTAAGCATGGCAAAAGCACAGGAGGCTGTACTTAATAAATATTTTGTAGAAGTAAATGTATGCATTGTAGCTAATAATAATATTGATAATGTAACAAACGTCCTAACAACTGATATATGGCTTGCTGCTTCTTTATCTTACGATCCAGAAGTTGTAGAAGTTTTGTTAAGTAGTGCAGTAGATGCAGTTGGTGTAAATATACCAAATATTGTTTTAACCACTGAAGCTGTTGGTAAACTACCTGTAACAAGTGATATTCAAAACAGATGAAGCCTTATCAACTTATTGGGTTACCTTATAGATTAGGTGCTGATCCTATAAAACATCATGCAGTAGATTGTTTATCTCTAGCCCGTACAGTTTTAAAATATTATGGAATTGATTCACCAGAACCTACAAAAAATTGGTATAGAAGATTTCGCAAAAAAGATTATAAAATATTCAAGGAAGAACTTGAAAAG